TCACCCAAGAGAGAAATCCTCGCGCGCATGATACGATTTTATAACAAGGAGGTGGAAATGCGTGGCAAAGTCAAAAGCAAGTGAAATCAAAAACGATTTGCTCGAACAATTGAAACACAAATCCGCGACTGGCAATCACTACGCCGACCTTGTCGAAGATTATATGCGGTTGTGGGAAACCAAAAACGAGCTGCAATCCGACATAAAAACACGTGGTGCAAAGGTAGAGATAGTCACCGCATCATCGGTTAACCTTAAGACAAACGATTCAATCCTCGACTTGCTGAAAGTCAACGCGCAGATGTTGAAAATATTAGACAGTCTGGGATTGCGACCAACAGAACAATCCGGCAGCAATGACAACGACATGTAAATACATCGACGACTACATAACCGCCATACGCACAGGAGCGGTCAAGGCAAACGAAGATATAATGCTTGCCATTGACCTTGCCGAACGGAAATTATCTGACCCAGATGTATTCATCGACACGGACAAGATTGACACAGCGGTTGAATTAATCGAACGCTATTTCATCATGCGACTGCTGCCATGGGAATTGTATGTGCTCGCGCTGGTGCATTGCTATTATAAGTCGTCCGATTCCGTTGTATTCGATGAATTTTTCATCATGATGGGGCGCGGCAATGGCAAAAACGGATTTATATCAGCGCTGGCGTGGTATCTCACCACCCATTATCATGGCATAGACGAATACAATGTAGATATAATCGCAAACAGTGAGGATCAGGCACGGACATCGTTTGACGATGTGTATAACATGCTTGATCGGACGTGGACAAAGTCGAAAGGCTTTTTCTATAAGTCAAAAGAATTAATCCGCAATACAAAAACAGGCAGCTATATAAAATTTAACACGTCGAACGCCCGTACAAAAGACGGCAAGCGCTCGGCGTGTTTGATTTTTGACGAGGAACACGAATATGAGAACGCCAAAATGATAGGCGTTTTTTCATCGGGTTTCGGCAAACGCAAACACAGCCGCATATTTAAAATCACCACACAGGGTTATGTCCGCGAGGGTGTGCTCGATGATGATTTACGGCTTGCGGCTGACGTATTAAATGGCGTTGTAACCAATATAGGGCTGTATCCATTACTATATCGCATGGAAAGCGATGAAGAATGTGATAACCCTGAACTGTGGGAAAAGGCAAACCCGTCACTGCCCTATTTCCCCGAACTGCGCAAAGAAATAGAAAAAGCATGTGTCCGCAAGCGATACAACAAACAAACCGAACTCGACTATTATACCAAGCGCATGAACCGCCCGCGTGCCGCCGAAGAATTGCCGGTGACAGAATGGGACAATATAGTCGCAACCAATACACCATTACCCGATCTAACGGGATGGAGTTGCGTAGTCGGCATTGACTACTCAATGCTACGCGACTGGGCGGCGGTTAACGTGCATTTTTGGCGCGACGATAAGCGGTACGACTTCGGGCGCTATTTTGTATGCACGCAGAACCCCGACATAAATCGCATTAAACCCGACTGGCGGTCGTGGGATTCATGTGTCCCAGTAGACGAACCGCAGATATCGCCTTATCTAATCGCGGAGTATGTAGCGTCAATCGGGCGAAAACATGACATAAAAAAAGTATCTGTTGATAATTTCCGTTATGCGTTATTAAGCAAAGCGCTAGGCGATATAGGGATATCAAAAGAGCGAGATAATTTATATTGCACACGTCCGTCTGACATTATGAAAACACAGCCGATAATTGACAACTGCTTTGTCAGTCGAAATTTTGTTTGGGGTGATAACCCCGCATTGCGCTGGGCGGCTAACAATACAAAGCTGGTATCAGCCGGACGTAAAGAAGGAACAGACACAGGCAATTATTATTATGCAAAAATCGAACCCAAAGCGCGCAAGAACGACCCATTCATGGCGCTTGTGCACGCAATGGCAGTTGAAAGCGAATTATACACCATATCGGCAACGTCGTATGACGATTTACCAGTAATCATGGGTTAAGGAGGTGATATCAGGTGTGAACATATTAGAATGGATTTCGAGCGTATTTACACGCAAAGGAACGTCGTCCATAACAATGGCAGATCTCGGAACGGAACTTGCTAACGCGGCGGGTGAATATTGTTTCCGCGAGCTGGCGTTTTGGTCGGCGGTCAATCTGCAAGCTGCTGCGCTCGGACAATGCGAATTTCGTACTTATCTAGGAGGCAAGGAGGTAAAGAAAAGAGAGTATTATTTATTTAATGTACAGCCTAACATAAACCAAAACCGCCAAGAGTGGTTACGAGAACTTATCGCAAAGTTATACCGAAACAACGAAGCGCTTGTAATATTAACGGACGTCGGACTGGTTATTGCAGACAGCTTCACACGAAAACCATATGCGCTGTATGAGGATGTATTTACCGACGTTACAGTAAAAGACTTCACATATAGCCGTTCGTTCGTCCAATCCGAAGTGTTGTATCTGCGGCTAAATGCTGCTGATATGAACAAGGTCGTCGAAGCGGTACACGGTGCATACTCAAAGCTGCTTACATATTCAATGACATCTTACCAACGTTCGCGTGGGACTAAGGGCATATTCAATTATGACGCGCTACCAGAAGCGGGAACGCCGCAGAGAGAAGTATTTGATAAGCTTATCAATGAAAGAATAGGCAAATGGTTAAATAGCGACGCCTCGGCTTTGCCGCTTGGTAAGGGACAATCATGGACGGAGCTACAACACCGCACATATAGCATCGAATCTACCCGCGACATACGCGCCATGACAGACGACATACAAGACTTCACTGCAAAGGCGTTCGGCATACCGCCCCCGATATTGCGTGGTGATGTGCAAGGAACAAAGGACGCGGTTTCGCTGTGGCTATCTACAAGCATTGAACCACTTGCAGACTTGTTAGAAACAGAGATAAACCGCAAACGCAACGGTTATAAGGGGTTTGTGCGCGGAGACCGGGTTGAAATCTATACCGGAAATATTATGCATTATGATTTGTTATCTGCTGCGGTGTCGATAGACAAATTAATATCGTCCGGATTTAGTCCAAACGAGGTACGGCGCATATGCGGAGAGCAACAACTTGATGAACAGTTTGCCAATGAACATTACATTACACGCAATTATACGCCGGACAAGACGGCGGAAGGAGGAAATGATTGAATAAATACTTTATGCTCACAACCACAGGGCGCATAGCGGATATCTACATATTTGGTGACATCACCTCGTGGGAGTGGTTGGAGAGTGACGTGTCCAGTTATACGCTGTCAAAGGAGCTGCAGGGGCTCGATGTAGACCAAATCAACGTGCATATTTCCAGTTACGGCGGCGAGGTCGCCGAAGGGTTAGCAATATACAATACGCTTCGCAGTCATAAAGCAAAAATCCGCACAGTCTGTGATGGATTCGCTTGTTCGGCAGCAAGCGTTATTTTTATGGCTGGCGACGAGCGCGTCATGAATGCCGCATCGCTGTTGATGATCCACAACGCATGGACATATGCATCAGGCAACGCCGATGAATTGCGCAGACAAGCGGACGACCTCGACAAAATAAGCACCGCAGTCACAGCCGCCTACACCGGAAAAATAAATATCACCGCAGAAAAGCTGAAAGAATTACTCGATGCGGAAACATGGTTATTGCCGACCGATGCGCTTGACATGGGATTTGCCACCTCGATAGTAAGTGATGCTGTTTCTAATAAAGCAGTAGCCAGTGCAAAGAAATCATTGTATCAGCTTGTAGCAAAAAGCCGGACGCAGGACAAGCAGCCCAAAGAACAAGAGCCCCCGAAACAATCAGAAAATAAACTACTTAAATTTTTTAACGCATTAGTGTAGGAGGAAATTATAATTGTATAACACTCTCAAGTATGTAACCAACCGTGGTCGTATCAATATCGGCTTGCAGTATTTTGCCAGCATGAAGAACCTCGACACGGTCAATCAGGAAAAACAGGCAATTGTCCAGAAGATCAACGCAGCCGTGACCGCAAACGACGACAAAGCATTTGCAACCGCATTTGATGAATTTGCGGTGATGCTGCATGACGAGGTCATGAACGAAGCGCGTGGTATGGTCGATGCAGTAGACACCAAGGTACTTGATGCGCGTGGTGTGCGGCAGCTTACCAGCGCCGAAAAGAAATTCTATGAGAGCTTCTGCGGTGCTATTAAATCCGGCAACCCCATGCAGGCGCTTACCGATACCACGGTAATCCTGCCGGAAACTGTTGTCGATTCAATATTCGACGACATACGCGCAAATCACCCGCTGCTCGGCGCTATCCGTTTCCAGAACACTGGCTGGCTGACGAAGATACTTATATCTACTACCAGCGGTGCCGGTGCGTGGGGTGCTCTTACCGCTGAAATCGAGAAAGAAGTTGCCGCGGCATATGGCAAAATCGACCTCGAAAAGAAAAAGTTTACCGCGTACATACTTATTGACAAAGCAATGCTCGACCTCGGACCAGCGTGGGTTGACCGCTATGTCCGTGAACTGCTTTCAGAGACTGTATCCGCCGGTATGGAATCCGGCTTTGTAGACGGCGACGGCGACGACAAACCCCGTGGCATGACCCGCGCGTTGACAGGAGCAGTTGATGGCGTATATCCGCGCAAGACGGCGATCAGTATCACAGCGCTTGACCAGAACACTTACGCAACAATTCTCAACACACTTTCGCAAGGTCCCAACGGTAAGCGGCGCTCGTTCACCAGCATCGCCATGATCGTCAACCCTGCCGATTACTATACCAAGGTAATGCCCGCAACGACCGTCCGTAATACCGATGGCGGTTTCGTCCACGATGTGTTCCCGTTCCCTACTACAGTTTATCAGTCTGCGGCAGTGCCGGCTGGATATGCTGTGTTCGGTTTGCTAGACCGCTATTGGGCAGGCGTCGGCGTCGGTTCGGACAAGGGGCGTATCTGGTATGACGACAGCATTAAGGTGTTTGAAGATCAGCGTGCTTACTTTGTAAAAGTGTATGGCGACGGCACAGCGCTTGACGCAAATGCGTTTGTCTATGCCAATATCTCCGGATTGGTTGCCTATACACCTCGCGTTTATGTCGCTAACGAATCCCTGAACGTGCTCGGCACATACGATGCACGTCTCTCCTCGCTCGGCATCGGTACTAAGACACTTGTTCCGGCGTTCAATAAATCCATATTCGCATACACGTGCGCAACCACTGACGCAACCAACACCATTACGGCGGTATCAAAAGACGGCGACGGCACAATCGAAATCCTCAACGGTGAAACTCCTGTCAACAACGGCGCAGCCGCTACATGGGCAACCGGAGCAAACACACTGACCATCAACGTAACCAGCGGCACAGAGACTGAAACCTATACCGTAACCGTTACTAAATCCTAACCAATGGTGACGGCGCATGATTAACGAACTACTCGACGCCGTCCGTAATTACCTCGATATAACCTATACTGATAATGCCGGTGACGTAAAACTCACCGGCATTATTATGCGCGGACAGGCTTATCTAAATCGCATTGCCGGAGAAACACTCGACTATGACATCGAGGGAGACGCCCGGCAACTGCTGTTTGACTATTGCCGTTATGTGCGTTCGGGTGCGCTGGAGGATTTTGCAGCAAACTTTCAATCGGAACTCCTCGCACTGCAAAACACCTACGAGGTAAAACGCTATGGCGAAGCTCACGAATAGAACGCCGTCGTTTACCGATGGCGTATTGCAAATATATGAGGTATTTAACAAAGCACCAAAAGGCGACAAACCACAGGAAGAACTTGTTCCAAAAATGACATTGCGTTATGCCGAGCGGACGGTTGGTATTAAGCGATTTTGGGAAGCCAAAGCCCACGACGTAAACATACAGCGGCTTGTGCGCTGTCCCCGTGTAGACGATGTATCAACACAAGATGTCGCCGTGGGCGTCGATGGCAAGCAATACCGCATTGCTCAAGTGCAATACCCCGCCGAAACTCCGACGATGGACTTGTCGCTAGAAAGGATTGATAAAGTATATGATATCCGTTCGAACGATAACTGATGCGCTATTGCCTATACTGCCCGATAAGGTATTCCACTTCAACGCCAATAAAGAACCATACCCATATATAGTGTGGGCGGAGGAAAACATCGGCATTCCGCTGATGGCAAACGACATACACAGTGAGCGGTCGGTGATGGGCTCGGTACGTTATTACACGCAAACGGAGTATGACGAGATGGTTGATACAATTCAATCGGCACTCGACGACGCGGGGGTATCTAACGCGTTGACACAAATCAGCTTCAACCCCGAAACAGACTGCATCGAATATCTGTGGGATTGGAGTGTGCCATGTGGCAACGGCAAAATTTATTGACGATCCCGATTTTGAGCTATTTATCAGCAACCTATCTAGGCAAAGAAAAAACATCGTGGATCGTGCGTTAAGAGCTGGTGCAGCCGTTATAGCTGACGAAATGCGCCGCCGTCTTAAACATGTGCTATCACCTAAAGCAACGGGCGACTTGCTTGACGGCTTTGGGTTTACGCCTGTTAAACGCCGTAGCGATGGCACAGCTGACGTGCATATCGGCTTTGATGGCTATGACCGCAATAATGTCCCCAACCAACTCAAGGCGCGTGTGTTGGAATCAGGCGCGATATATAAGAAACGCAAAGAACGCAAGGCAAAACCCTTTGCGCGTCCTGCCATAAACGCGGCACGTGTAAAGGCTTACGAAGCAATGAAGCAATCGGTTGAATACGACATTAAAAAACTAATAGGAGAATAATAATGGCAAAAATAGGATTACTCAAACCCCGTTATTGCAAAATAACCGAGACAGAGACAGACGGTGTTATCACCGAAACGCTCGGCACGGGAAAAGTATTTGCTAAAGCAATTAAAGCCAGCATATCCGTACAGACATCAAGCAGCAAGCTATATGCAGACGACGGCGTCGCAGAATCCATGAAAGACTTTGTCGGCGGCACGCTTTCATTTGAAGCGGACGACATCGAGGACACGGTTAAAAGTGATATTCACGGTGCAACGCTTGACACAGAAGATGGCGATATTATATTCGGCACAAACGACGTAGCACCGTTCCTGCGGTTTGGTTTCCTTGTGCGCGAAGTGCGAAACGGTGTGCCGGGTTTCCGCGGCATTGTGTATCTCAAGACACAATTTACTCTACCCAGCGAAGAATACGAAACCAAAGGCGAAAACCTCGTATATAAATCCACCACAGAAACCGCCGACATTATGCGCAACAAAGATTTCCAGTGGAAACGTGAAAAGCATTTTGCTGACATGGCGGCTGCGGATACATATGTGAATGAGCTGCTAAATATAGTCGTTACGCCGTGATTACCGTCAAACTCGGCGGTATAAAATATCCGTTGCGGTTTGACATGAACATAATGGCGGAAGTGCAAAAACGAATAGGCAACATCTCAAACATGCCAACGTTATTTGACAAATACGCCGATACGCGCTGGCTGCTTGTGATGCTGATCAATGAGGGCATATATTATAACAACTATATGCACAGCACATGCACACAAGGCGTTGACGACGATTGGGAAATAACGCCGCAAGAACTATCCGAAGCAACGGAATCCATTGTCGAAGCATATAGCGATGGGATATGCGGCAGCAACAAGCAAAAGCAATCAGAAGAAACAACATACTACCCGGACGCAGAGCCTGACGAAATTAATTTTTCACGGCTTTATTTTATTGCCATAACGCTTCTCGGCTATTCACGCCGAGAGGCGGGCTTTATGTATTTACACGAATTAAACGACCAATACACAGAGTATATGGCACGTAAAGGCATGACACTGCCCGACAGCGCGGATGATATTTTTGGTGAAGGAGTGATGTAAAATGGCTGATGCTGGTTTTAGGCTTGGTGTTGAGGGCGATCTCGAATTTAAACGTGCGCTTGAACAAATTGACGCACAGATACGGGCAAGCAAAAACGAAATAAGAGCGCTCACGCTGGAGTACAACAATAACGGTGGCAGCGCAGAAACACTTCGCCAAAAATCATCCGCATTGCAATCCGCAATTGACGCGCAAACGAAAAAAGTCGCAATGCTTGAGGAAAGATACAAAGCATCGGCTAGCGCGATGGGAGAATCCGACACGAAAACCCTGCGGATGAAAGCTACATACGAATCCGCTCGTGCCGAACTCGCCAAAATGAACTCTACGCTGGATGATAGCGGAAATAGTTTAAAAACTGCCGGACAGGGCGCTATTACTTTCGGCGACTTACTCAAAGCCAATCTATTATCGGATGCAATCCTCGGCGGTGTAAAAGCTCTCGGCAGTGCGCTCGCGTCGCTTGGCAATTCTCTAGTTGATGTTGCGCAAGATGGCATTGAATACAATGCGCAAATGGAGAGCTATACCGCGTCGTTTACCACTATGCTTGGCGACGCGGCAAAAGCACAGCAACTCGTTACCAACTTGCGTGAACAAGCAGCGGCTACACCGTTCGGCATGACAGACCTTGCCGACGCCACAAAGACGCTCATGGGTTTTGGCATATCCGCCGACGAAACTCAAAAGCGCATAATACAGCTCGGTGATATATCGCAAGGAAATTCCGAGCGGTTTAAGTCGCTTTCGCTTGCGTTTGCACAGATGTCAGCGACGGGCAAGTTAACCGGGCAAGACCTTAACCAGATGATTAATGCGGGCTTTAACCCGCTTGAAGAAATCGCGCGTAAAACAGGCAAGTCAATCGGCGAATTAAAAGATGAAATGTCAAAAGGCGCTATCTCGGCGCAGATGGTGTCTGATGCGTTTGAATCTGCGACAGCGTCGGGCGGTCGTTTTTACGGCGCAATGGAAGCGCAATCCGCAACATTTTCGGGGCAACTATCCACATTAAAAGATAACGTCGAAGCTCTCAAGGGACTGCTTACCGAAGAATTGTATACCGCCCTCGCAGAATCCGTCATGCCGATGGTTAATGGCTGGGTGACAGAACTCACCGAAGCGTTTGAAAAAGACGGCACAGACGGACTTATCGCCGCATTAACAAAGGTCGTAAAAGAAGCGACGGAATATCTTACACAGCATGTGCCTGATATGCTCGAAGTCGCATCGCAGATTATCACTGCGTTAATCAACGGCATAATGGCGCAACTGCCCGAAGTTGCATCAGGCGCTTTTGCTGTATTGCGACAATTCTTAAATTCACTACTTGAAGCCCTGCCGAGCATATTGCTCGCCGGAGTAGAGGTCGTGATGCAACTCGCGCAGGGCATTGCGGACGCGCTCCCGGAGCTTATCCCAGCGGCAGTTAATGCAATAATGGTATTTACACAGGGGCTTGCTGATCGTCTACCTGATTTATTACAGGCTGGGCTTGATATTGTCACAGGACTTGTACAGGGTATTTTAAACGCGATACCCGATTTAGTTGCGGCGCTTCCTAAGCTCATCGCAAGCCTTGTTGAGTTTATACTAGGAGCAATACCACAAATTTCACAAGCTGGCGTTGATTTAATAATATCGCTTTTGCAAGATTTGCCCGGAATTATTAACGGCATATCCGAAGCCATCCCGGAATTAATCGATAAAATAATCGGTTTGATATTAACCAACGACAACAAAGAAAAAATGGGCGACGCTGGCGTCGAATTATTTTCATCGTTGGTAAATGTCCCTGCTATCGTTGAAGCTGTTGCCATGTTAATACCCAACATTGTAAAAGGCATTATAGAAAAATTATCTGGTAAGTCTTTTGAAGAAATGTTTAGTGGTACTGACCTTGACATGATGAATGCGTTTGTTGCGTCAACGGGCGGCGGTTTATCGTCTTCTTATAATAGCCTTAATAGCACTCTTAACAAAATGCCAGGCGCAGAAACTTCCGGAAAGACAAGCAACAAAAACGCAGAACCAGTATTAACTGAAAAAGAACTGCGCTTAAAAATTAAAGAACAAGAAAAATTAATTGTCGAACTCGATAAAAATCTCGACGAAGCGGTTGCAATGCGTAGCCGCATAAGAGCAAGTGAGCTACGCGAAAAAATTGCAGCGGAAAAATCGTTATTAACACAATATCAAGATACACTAACCAAAATCACCGGCGAAACCGCTAGCGATACCAATAACAATCAAAAAGAAACAAAATCAGATACCCCAAAATCATACGGCACTGGTAATGATGGGCTAAACAAGCAAACATCAGAGTTAACAACCGCTCTCGGCAAAACCACAACCGCTGTAGAATCGTTGGGCATAACAATTGATAATGCTGCTGCCAACGCAGGAATTAAGATAGGCGACACTGTCAACGAAGCGGCTTGGAAGATTATAAACAAGCAAGAAGAACAGCGCAAGATACAAGAACTAATGGTGCTAGCCGCCGAACGCGCCAATAAATTAATGGGCGTAAAAGATATTAATGATTATCGTGTAGAATACCGCATGGGCGACGATGGTAATATGAAAACGTGGTATATACCCAAAAACGCAAAAAGCCAATCCGAACAACAGACTAATAACAATACCACTGTAAACGTAACTGTTGACGTGAGCAAAGTCAAAAATTTAAACGATATTATGCGTATTGCAGACGACGCGAAACGCTCGCAACGCGCGGGCTATGTGGAGTAAGTTATGGCTAAATTAGAGTTTTATTCTACGCTTGCACGCGCAATAAGGTTTTCTCACTATGTCGATACAGGCAAAGGTATTGACCAATGGAAAGCTTATTCATTTGCCGGTTATATTGGTAATCGGCAATTATCAGGTGGCGCGGGTTATGACGATGGTGTTGTCGCGGCGTGGTTTCCTGCTTATACAGCCCCTGATTTTAGCCGGATGGCTAACACTAATATATACATAACACAAACGTCTGATATATATTTAGGACAAGCGTCTTTCCGCGTAGGGACAAAAGCACATATACTGCCAAACACGATAACATGTAAACCGGCAGAAAGCACTCAATACCCCGCTCCGTATACAACGGCGGAAATACAATCAGCAATATCCACCATAAAAGCATTACCGGTATATAAAAGTTTTGATGTATGGGGTTACAATATCCCAATAAGCACATGGACAGAAGCGCAACAAATAATGTCCAGCGGCATGGGTTTTACTAATGACGGCAATTATTATAGCCTGCGCTCTATAATCCTTGTCGTAGAATACGACGATCGCGACGCTCCAGCGACGGTTACGCTCAAGTCTCCCATCAGTCGCACTATTATCGGCAATAGCAGTAACACGTTTACATGGGAGATCGCACAAGAAGCTAACGAAGCGCAATCGCATTACGATTTACAAGTATCGCTCGACGGCGGTATATCGTGGACGACATACGCGAATAAAGTCGCAAGCGCAACCAATTCACACACGTTCACGGGCGGCACGCTCGCGTCAGGGGATTGTTTGTGGCGTGTTCGTGTATATACCCGTTCGGGCAATATCGTGTCAGAGTGGGCGCAAGCACGGGTCAACGTACAAAATAACGCCGAAACATCATCGGTCACTTGCGACGGCGCTCCTATGCCCACGGTCACATGGACAGCGGTAGATCAACAGGCATATCAAGTACGCATCGGAGATTATGACAGTGGCACGATATACAGCGGTAGCGGTCAGCATCGCCCGGCGCGGTATTTCCCAGACGACGCATACGAAGTCACAGTCAGGACGCAATCATCACTAGGTATATGGTCAGAGTGGACAACCCCGTTATATATCGACATAAAAAACGTGCAAGGTATTAACATCACATTAACTGCATCGGCGTTCAGTAATGGCGTTGCTTTACAATGGACAACAGAAGGCATATATAACACCTATTACATATTGCGTGACGGAATACCAATCGCCAAAACCACTACAAAAACCTATTTAGACAAACTTGCATACGGCGCTCGTAAATATACCATCCTTGCACCACGTACAGCGGGTAAATACACTACGTCAAACGATGTTGTGCAAGATATCGCACTCCCTTATGACGTAATATCTGCGGCGGATAATATCGCATGGATACCGCTAAGATACGCGTTGGGCAATCTTATATCGCGCAGTTATAGCGACAGTGACACGATACAATATCGTTATTTTGCCGGACGCGAAAACCCCATAGCGTTCCGTGCCGGGCAGCGTTCGCGCAAAGCGTCATTGCGATATGCGTTTAAAACACCCTCCGAAGCGGACGCGATACGCGCATTAATTGGGCGGGTGATCGTGTATAAAGACCGGCGCGGCAATCGCATTATTGGCATGATCGACAACAAAAATGACGTGGTGGGAACCATGGCTGATATGTCGCTTAATATAACCGAAATCGATTATAACGAGGAGGTGGCATATGACACTGACTACCCCGCTAGTTAACGTTACATATCGGTATGAATCGACAGGCGATATCGCAACACGCATTTTTGCCGCCGAAAGCCCTGTCATTACAATGGCGGCAAACTCGGAATTGAAAACAACATTCCACGGGCGGTTTTTTGATTACCGAGAAAGCGGAGTTGATTTTTTACAAGAAGAACTGCGCATAATCGCGACCATCAACGACAACGAATACAACCTCGGTTATTACATAATCACCTCCGAAACAATATCCACAGCAGACGGCGTAACCACCATCGAGATTGAGGGTTACAGCCGTCTGTATTATTTAAAACAATCAAAAATAGAAACACGAGCATATTTCGCCGCTGGCACATTGTACACAGATGCATTATATACCCTGCTCGTCGATGGCGGCATCACAAAACGCAATATTGCTGCAAGCGCCTTAACATTTGCGACTGACCGCGAAGATTGGGAAGTCGGCACAGACCGGCTGACAATTATCAACGCCCTACTCGCGGAAATGTCATACAACAGCGCCTATGTGGACAACAACGGCATTGTACAGCTCACACCAGCGGTCGAAGCAAGCCCCGCAAATGTAGACATTACATATTTTGCAGACAGATATAGCATAATCGGCGCAGACTACACCATGTCAAGCGACCGCCACGGCAAACCCAACGTATTCATGGCGATGTGTTCTAACCCCGACCTCGCCGAATCGTTGACATCGGTCGTGGAAAACGACACCGAGGACAACCCATACAGTACGGTATATCGACCGCGTGTATTGAGCGTCGTAAAGGTAGACAACATTGCATCACAGGCGGCGCTCGACGATTATGTATATAGCTTATTAATAAAATCGTTATTGTCTGATGAAACAGTATCGTTTGAAACGATGCTTAACCCAGAGCATACATGCAACGACATATTGGCGCTCGGCAACGGTGAGTTGTCGGGCGTTTTTGCCGAAACCGGATGGACAATGACACTCGATTACACCGCACGCATGACACATACAGCGCGGCGCAAGTTGGGTTATGCAGCGCCTAGAGAAGAGCCGGAAGTGCCGAAGGTGTTATCTTATTATGGTGTGATAACTCCGTTGTCTGCGGCAAGACAATATTTGTCAGCCGCCAGTGTTGGCGACTATGCTTTATTCGGTGGAGGTCTTGATGGTTCGACGTCTATTGCCGTAGTGGATGCATATGACACGGCACTAACCCGCACAACACCAACCGTACTATCTGTGGCAAGACGTATTATGGACGCAACAAGCGTCGGAAATTACGCACTCTTCGGCGGCGGTTACGATAAAGCTGACTCCGCCGTAGTGGATGCATATGACGCAGCATTAACACGCACAACACCAACCGTACTTTCTGCGGCAAGATATATTTTATCTGCCACTAGCGTTGGAATTTATGCTTTATTCGGCGGAGGTCTTGATGGCGCGGCACGCTCCGCCGTAGTGGATGCATATGACACGGCACTAACCCGCACAACACCAACCGTACTATCTGT